AGCGACATCGCGCGTCTCTATTCCGATTAAAGCGACATATTCATTATGCCCGCGCTGATAGCTAAAAAAAAGCGGGGCGGCGGCGGTCAAACCGCTGCCTCGCAAACTTAGCGCTGGACCACAGTCCGCGCCAGGTTTAAGCGGCCGAGTTCGAAAACACGGCCGCTTCACAACAGGAGACGTTTAGCGCCCGACGAGGACCATCTTGCCGCGCTTGAAGCGCGTGCCGATTTTACGGCCTCGTGGGCTTGGCGGCTCGTACTTCACCCCCAAGCGCACCAACTTCGCCGCGCGATTGGCGGCGAAGACGTACGCCGACCCGACCACCCGGGTAGCGATGTACGGGTTACGCTCTAACCCGTAATTGCCGTCGGGGTAGGCGTCAAGAAACGCCTCAGCCGCATCGGAACGAATACGATATAGCGTCGCCGATGATATTGGGCGCTTGCCCATATGTACCCGGAACTTGTTTACCTGCGTCAAAATCTGCTTAAAACTGACCGCACAACTACAAGCCCAACGACCTTTCTTCTTTGCCATTATTATGGCTCCTGTTGCGTTCTTTCCTCCATGAAACGGCCGACGCTACGCACGTCAACCACCGTCCGAGCTAGTCTCGCCAGTTGCACGCTTGTGCCCGGCTTCAATTACGCGCTCGGCGACGTAAGTCCAATCCACCATCGTTAACGACGCTTTGACTACACACACAACGTGCATAAGTCCAGCAGCGCTCCGCGTGGCGTTGTCCTTTAATTTTTTGATTTGTTTTTCAGTTACCGCGTCACCAAGCGCGTTGACCTGCATTAGCGTCTTTGTGACCATCAAGATCGACTCTTTTGTCAGTCGATCGATTAGGTGCTCGGCAAACGCTGCGGTGGCTGAGTACGCCTCTTCCGGGAACGGGCTGCCGTCCCCCGGGGGAAATTGGTATTCGGCTTGCGTTTTCAGTAACGCGCCGTAAATAGTGCCGCTTTCATCATCATCGTTTTTTTCTTTGTTGATGATGAGTTCGGCAATGTAAGAAGACAACTCATCGACTGCGAGCATGAACCCTCCACGGCACCCGGAGTGAAAAGCCGGGCTCTATTAAATATGCCGTGTTTTTGCTCGTTTTTTAGGGCTCAGAAGCGCGACCGAATTCCAGAAGAATACGTGCCATACTGATACGTCGAGCCGACTTCGCCGTATGCGCCTTCCAGATTAATCTCAGCCTTCTTAACACGCACCCATTCTCTGTAGGCTTGCCAGCGCATTTGGCCAGCGCGTTCGTAATTAGCTTCTTTGTTTTGATCGTCTAGCGCTACCCCTGCGGCAGAATAATTCAGCTGATTTCGCCGGTATTGCTCTGCCGCCATCATAAACAGGTTAGCGCAAATACCCTCTAACCAGTGGTACCTAAACGGAAAAGTTTGCGTTGTAAAAACACCAATTGGTGGCGGGATCTCGTTCCAGTATTGAACGGGCCGCGTAATCGCAAGCGCAATTTCTGCGTCGTCGAACATTAGGTGGTCGAGCAAAAAGCTTTCAGACGGGCTGCTGTCGCGCAGATGCAGCCGGATTTCAGCTATAGATGGCGGACCACCTGCGGCCATATCCCCGAACGTGCTTCGCGTAATAATTAGCGAAAACAGATTCGAAAAAATAACGCAGGATTTCGTTTCTGGAGCAGGTACGGTTACAAGAGCAATTTCAGCGTAAAAAATGCCTGGGTATGCCACCGCGCTGCTGTCCAGCGTTGCCGAGACTTTCCCGGTTTCGGCGTCGACGATAGTCGCGGTTAGTTCTTTAGGCGCCGCGTTTTCGCCGAGCAATATCTGTTCTTTTAACCGCAATACAACTTCGTACTCCGGTTCTGCTGGCGCTGGTGTCGGAAAACACGAACTTAAATCAACCGGATTATTGTCTTTGTCGTGCATCTGCCATTCGATCGTTGCGCATTGCCCCTGCGAAACCGTCACAGCGCGCATACGGCTTAGCACAGGTTGCGCGTTAATAGTCGAAACAGCAGCGCTAACAACGTTCTGCCCGATCGCGGATACGGGCGGGTTTGGCGTCGGAGGCGGCTCTGCGATGTTGCAGCAGGGCGTAGCGGGAGGTGTGTTGGGCGTGCCGATGACAACCATAAAAACCTCGCGAGTAAAAACAAAAAGGCCGGCCCGGTTGGGCCAGCCTTTTCATCTTATCACTAATGACTGTGACAATTAAACTCAGTCCCAACCGTCGGGCGAAATTGTTTCGACCGCTCCATCGTTCACCGTCACCTGATCGATGCTGTTGTCATCGGTGTCGGTGATGTATACGGCCGGGGAGTTGACGATAACAAGATCGCCGTCTTCAAGGGCCTTTTCAAGAGCCTTGAACTGGCGCTGACTGCGCTGATTACCGAGCTTGGCGACGAGATCGCCAGGAACGGTAAACGTGGCGTTGTTAGCCAGTCGCTTGCCGTGCAGGCCGAGGAAACCGAATACGGCCTCCGCGCCCGACACATTCTTTACTGTGGTGTATAAGCCTGGTACTGCCATGTTACGCTCCTAGTTAGTTAACCTGCGTTATGCGCAGCGATTTCGGCCGCGGCACGCAGCTTTAAGACCGCGTCAGCGATCGCCGGCTGCTGCGCCGCAACTTCCGCCGCCTGATTGAACGCCGCAACTTTCTCCGAACCGGCCAAGCCGGCAGCGACAAGGGCAGCGTCTAGCTGCTCATTGGCGCTGGCGAGCTTGGAGGTTTGGACGGCCGCAGCTTTCTGCTGCTCAGCCGTATAGAGCACGTGCAGCTTATGGGCCGCGGCCCACATTTCCCCCGCCTCTTCTTCGGTGCGCGGCACGATGCCGTGCGCCGAGAGCTTCTCGAAGAAATAGGGAGCCGCAAGTTCCGTTACGAGCGTAGCGAAACCTTGCTCAGCGGCTTGCTTTACCTGATCCATAGCCATGTCATGTGCTCCTAGATGTTAAGGCTTTGTTATCACTTGAAGTCCACGCGGGCCAGACCGTTCGTGTGACCGAACGAGCCGCCTTGCGTGTTGTAGGCGAAGTACTCAAGCATGTAAGCCTCACGACGGATGTACATCGTGGTGGGCTCAAGCTCGTAGTTCTTGCCGATGAACTTCGGCGAGGCGAACATGAACAGGCTGTCCGTCGGGATGAGACCAGTCTTGATGGTCACGATCCAGCGGCAGTTGAGGAAGTTCGTCTCGGCCCAGCCGTTCTTGATGATGTCCTGCGAGAAGTCGCCGCCCATCTCGTCGCGACCGAACTTGAGGAGTTCCTTGATCGTGATGTTATTCACGAGGCAAGTCTCAACCTCAAAGTGCGACGAGGTGCGGGGCATAACCTTCAGCGCGTCCACCAGCGTTTCACGGGTGATACCGCCGTAGATCTCTTCGTACTGCACATAACCAGACGCAACGTTCGCCACACCCGGGGTCGGGAGGACGGCGTTGAACGCCGCGATAAACTTGGAGTCTTCTTCGGCGAGCATGTCCTTGATCATGTTGTCCGACAGAACCTGGCGGATGTCCATGACGTAGGTGCGCAGCTCGTCAACGTCCTTCACAGCGCGAGGCGACACGATCCGGTCAAACATGACGCGGTAGCGCGGGCCACGGATGTAGAAGTTGATCGGAAGTGTCGCAAACGGGAGCGACACAGCCGCCGGGGAATCGGGCTCCTTGTCCACAACCTTAACGGGCTTGTCAGTGTCAACCTGACGGTCAAGCTCGTCGTTGGTGATGGTCAGCGGCGGCATAATCCGCCGGTAGAACCCGTCTTCACGCATCTTGGTGCGCGTGAAGTCGTTAACCGCATCAATGGCCTGCTTCTGCATGCCGGGGGTATCAAGCTGTTCAAACAGCGTCTCGTTGAGCAGCTGTACTTCTTGCTGTGTGGGCATTTTGGGAACCTCCGTGTTCCTAGTTAGTTAGGGGTAGATCAGTCGATTGTCGCTGCAGTGCCGGCCGGCAGATACACGCTCCAAAAAGAGAGCGTACTGACGCCGTTGTGGTTCGTGTGCTTACCGCTAGAGACCACGCCCACAACTGCGTTGACATACTGCACAACGCTGTTGTTAGTTAACACACCGCCAGTGTCGGCGTTGGCCAGCAGGGCGCCGGTCGGAGCAGTGAGCAGATCGCCAGGGGCGTACGTACGGCTCGAGTCGAATTCAGTCGAATCGATTTCGTAACCGCCCGTGGCGACAACACCTGAAAGCTTGCCAGTCGGCGAAACCGCCTGCTGCACAAACTTGCCAGACGCCGTAGTGCCAGGATTTGACACGTCGGCGTCGTCCGAACCGTTTAACAAAAAGATGGCGACGTCAGTAGCACGAACGCCAGGCAGGAATACCTCCTGACCGCCGACCACCTCGAGGTGAACTACGCGGCCGCGAGGAACAGAGTAGCCGACGGTACCCAGCTTAGCCGAGTAGTCGAGCGACGCCATGTCGAACCAGCCCTTTTTGATATCCAGGCCATGTTCGAAGGGAAGATCGGGAGCAACAGCCATTTTAAGACCTCCGTGTCTTACTTGGGTGAAAGTGCGTCACGCACTTAGTGGAAAAACCTAATCAACTCGTGGGCGGGTTAAGACCAAGGCCGGTGAACAGTTTAATGTCGCTAGCCCTGAGCTTGCCGTCACGAGCTCCCACGTACGAGCTTGTGACGCTTGTGTTCGGATCGTAACCAGCGGTCTTCTGCACATGCGGCGTGCCGATGCGCGCCAGCTCCGCGCCGTTACGGTGCGAGGCTAGCTTGATAACCAGCTCCATAGTACGAACCGGATCTTGAAGAGCAGCCGCAAGCGCTTCCTTCTGATTCGGCTCAATGCGCTCGTTATCGGCGCAGGCCTTCACAGCTTCCGGAATGAGCTTGGCGAGTTTCTCAACCTGAGTCTCGCGCTCCTTGAGCACCGTAGCAGCTTTGCTCATCGCCGCATCGGAGTAACCGATGTAGTCGATGATCTTCTGCACTAAAACGTTGTTATCGGGCATAGTGGAAACCTCCGTGTAATTAACGACTCAGGAGCTCGCGAACGTAGCTCTTCATAGTGTCACGCAGCTCGCGCGACCGCTTTGTGCGAGCTTCTTTGATCTGAAAGTTACCGGACTGCTGAAAATTCAGCACGGCGTTTCCGATCATTTTTAACTCATTGGCAGCCGCCATTTTCGGCGCGGCGCCCATCGGCATCTCGCCGCCCATCGGCATTTCGCCACCGGCTTCGCCAGCCAGCTGCTGCATTAGAACTTCCGGCGGGATTCCAAGCTCTTGCAGCGCCATCGCTAGCTCCTGCAGCGCCTCGTCTTCCGAGGGCGGCGCGCTTTCGAGGCCCGGGGCTTCCGCGCCGCCGCCTAGAACCTCTTCACTAGCAGCCGGCCCGTTTTCGCCAGAACCTACGTCTTCAGGGTTTCCGTGATCTTCGCCCTCGGACGCCTCTTCGATAGGATCAGCCCCGGCGGACTTCGCCGTGTAAAAACCGACGAACAGCTCAGCCATCTCGTCGGCCTCGCGAAGCGTGTTAGCGCAAACATCGCGCACACTGGCTTCAGCAGCCTGCTTGTCTAAACCAATCGCGGCGGCAAGTTCGTAACCAGCGGCAAAAGCTTCGGCGTTGGCTTTCTTGCCATTGCGCAAGCTAGCAAGATCGCTGCCTTCGATTTTTCCGTCGTGGTCTACGTCCAGTTTGTGCTGGTCGCCTTTTAGTTCGCCGTGCTCGGCCTTATCGTCTTTGTCCTCAGCCGGCTTTTCCTTTTTTTCGCCAAGAGCAGCGGCGAGCTGCGGCGGCATGCCAGCCGCTTTCTGCTCAACAGCGACCGCACCAAAATTAATGAGGTCAGCAAGAATCTCGTTACCGAGTGTGCTGCACTGCGCGTGCGCTTGCTTGAACGTAACCGAGCTGTACTTCTCGCCGTCGTTGGCCTTAGCCGGATGCGATGTGCCCGGGTCGTCTTTAGTGCCCTTGTAATCTTTCTCCGCTGCCGGATCTTCGCCAGTGGCCGCGACGTTGGTGCCGATGTTTGTCTGCACCTGGTCTTGCCGACCTTCTTGCGACATTTCCGGAGTGTTATCAACAGCAAGCGCGCCCTGCTGCTGCTTGATGTCGGCTTCGTACTCGGCGGCACGTGCGCCAGTCGTCGCTTTCTGCACGTCGTTATCGACGTGCGCGCTCGGATGCGAAGAAGCACCCTGATAACCACCCGGATCGGCGGGGACCGGCGCGGCCTGTTTAGCAGCCGCCACCTTCTCCGCATTCTGCGAAATCTCTTCAGCCAGCGCGTTCAGTTGCGCGAAAAGCGAACGTTGCATCCGTGCCATAATGGTCTCCTTTATACGCCGATCGTAAGTATCAGCGTCGTTTACTTTATGTAATTCTGCATAACACAGTACGGGGCTGTCAACCCATCAGCGTCATATTTTTTCATGAAGTCCGCGAAAGCAGCAATTTTATACATGGCGTAGTGATGCGCAAGAGCGGTTACAGCCGGTGTACTTGTTGATGCCGTCTTGGATAACTGATGGAAACTTGTATTATTTGTTGCCGGTAACGGCGCATTGCGTAACACGGCTAAGTATGCGCGCTTCTCTACTTCTTTTGGAAGTACGCTGCGCGTAGCGGCGACCTTCTCCGCCCAAATACGCGCGCGAGGTGCGGCCGCATAAGCAGAATTATACGCGTTTTGCTCTAAACATGAAACAACATCGTGACGTTCGGCTATTTTCGAAAACATACCCGGGAGCGCATCAACGACAGCGTGCGCCAAATCAGGTCCGGCTGATTTAACAGTTAAAGCAAGGAAGTCGCGCACCGGCAGGATAACACCGGCATCCGACAAAGCACGAAAAACCTCAGCCAGTTTCACGTTCTCTATCTCTGCTAGGTTAATCGGCTCCTGTACCGCGGCCGATTGCGCCAAAAGCGTTTTATTCCAAATAGGACCAATTTGGCTCAATTGCTCAGCCTCGGCGAGCTTTTCGAGCGCCGCAAGCTGCGCACAAACATGCGCCGGCGTGCCTAACTCTACGCCGAGTCCCGACGGCGCGCTTACGCCAAGACGTTCGGCAAGCTCGGCGCCGGAGATAATTCCAGCAGCTGCAACTTTGTCAAACGCGCCAGAAATATAAGCGATACGGTCGGCCGGGCGGAACACATGTGAGATATCAAAAAACCGGGGATTTGGGTTATCGGCGTGAAGAACATGTCCGTCGGAAAGACACCGACCCATGTTGTGCTTTAAACCGCCTGCTTTACAGTGGCCGCCCTTTTCAATTGAGTCGCAGTACTCGGCGCGGGTTTTTGCTTTGTTGCCGCAGCCGCTACATACGTCAAACGGGATAGTGCAGGCCATGGACACGCCGATATCTTCGCCGCGAGCGAGCTTCTCGAGTTCTTTGTCCGCTACCAGGCCGCCATTGCGATCAGCCGCTTCTTTCGTGGCGTTAAGCGCGGCTACGAGCTCAATACGCTTCATCGGCTCGTGATACGCGGATGCTTTAACTAGGCCATAGCTCTTGGCCGGATTCTTGTTCAGATGGTCGCGATAGAACCTGGCAAATTTTGTGAACGTGTCGTGGTATTTTTCACAGCAGGCGCGCTTAAACCCGTCGCCGTTGCGGTTCGGGCCGTAATCCTCTGTGGCGCCAATAGCGATGAGGTGTACAGGAACTTCGTCTTTTGCGAATTTAATGTTCTGCAGTTTATCCGCAAATTCAGCCCCTGCGCGTTTAATCAAATCGGCTTTATCATTGCCGATGATGCCGCGGCTAGATACTTTGATGAGCGCCGCGACGGGTTCGCTGAAATCTTGCGATTGTGGCTGAATTACTTTGATCATGCTCATGTGTACGTGTCCCTACTTGTCGGCTTTCCCTTGTAACAAATTATAGAGCGTATTGAGTACATATTCAGTGCCCAAACCGCCGGCTATACCCGCCAAGTTTCCGCCAACCCGGCCAGCTCTGCCCGCCATTACTCGGCCGCGTGGGCCTTTATGCGCTTTTTGCAGCTGCGTTAAAAAATCACCCGGCAATTGCTGCGGCGGTTTAGTTAGGCTGTTTAACTGCGCAACCTGTTGTTGAGCAATCGCGGGATCGTTTGCAAATTGGCCGCGTAGTTGTAATTTTTTTACAACAGGGTTTTTCGGATTTGCATCGATTATACTCTGTAAAATTCTTGCCGGATCTATTGCGCCTTTACCGCCTCTTAACGATTTTATTTTACCCTCAGTAAGCGCGGTTGCCAGCGAGCCTGTGTTGACAGACTTGCCGGTAATGCGGTCATACAGCCCAACTGCGCTATCTGCGGCGCGCGTAGCTATGCTTTTACTGCCGAGTGGTAAATTAGCGAAGCCGAGACCGCTGGCGGCGGCCAATGATTGAAAGGGCAGAGTAACGGTATTAAACGCGCCGGTAAGCGCTTTGTTTATCGTATTACCCGTTCCCGAAGCTGCTCCATCAATTTTCGGGCTTTGGCTGTTGCCTAAGTAGTGATACGCCGTTTGTAAGCCGCCCGCGCCCAGCCCGCCGGTTAACGCGCCATACGCGGCATTTCGCGCTTTGTTTTTTTCTTTTTCCGTTCCAAAGTACCCAGCAGCGCCGCCGACACCAGCGCCGGCCAAGGACGCAAGCAAAATTTCAGGTAGACCGGCTTGCTTTACAAGCTCGCGCGAATCGCCAGTGGCCGCGCACTTGCCGAGTAGCTCTGCAAATTTTTCAGCTGTTTGCTCGTCCATGCCTCACCCCAGTAAGTCGCGCTTCCGAACCTGAGTATCAACCAGGTTTTTCTGCTGTTCTGCTTTGATTTTTTCAAGCTCTACCAGTTGCTTGAGGTCGAAATCCGCCAGCTGGCCCGCCTCTAACCTTTTGCGCAACAACGCCTGCACTGTTGCCGACGAGTCCATGAAATTTGGCGCAACTTCAGCAAGCTCATTAAACGCGTTAGTTACGTCTCGCGGATCATGCCCGGAGATTACAGGATCATTGACGATTAAATCAGCCAGAACACTTTGCGCGCGAATGTTTTTTAGTTTGCGCTCGTGGTCTGGATCGGTAATGTCGGCAAATGCTTCGTTGCGCAATTGCTCCGGTTTTTTGATGTAGCTGTTGGCGCCCTCGTACATGGTCTGACCGAGCATTTGCGTCGCCGATACCGGCCCTGTTGGCAAGGTTGGCGACGCATTAGCTTTTTTTAGTTCAAGCGGTACCTCCAACGGATTGAAGAGAATAGAGCCGGTAATCGGTTCCGGCTTCTCTGCGCTTGCTTGCTTATTGGCCGGGCTGGCGTCGTTAAACTTGGCTTGGTACTCCTTGTACTCGGCAAGTTTTTCTACGACGGTTTCAATCAGCGCGTACGGTCCGTTATTGCCAAAATGCGCTTTATTCGTGGCGGCTTGCTTCTTCAGCCAAGGATAAACCTCAGCAAGCTTTGTCAGCACAGCCACGCCCTCGTCGCCTAGTCGCAGGCCGGCTTGTTTCACCGCATCGCCGAAACGCATGTTGCCGGGCGCGCGAAAATAAGTGGCAAGCTCGTCCATCGCCTCAGCGGCTTTGCTGTAAGCAACTGTGGCCACTCGCCGCAGCTCTTCTAGGGCGCGCTTTTCTGCCTGTTTCTTACTGTAACCACGCATAGCCTCGGCATGCTCGTCTCGAGGCGGAGCAATCCACGTCTTCTCGGGTAAAGCGATTAACGCGGCCGCTGCCTTCTCCATTACCGCTTTACGACGCGATAAAAAGCCAACGGGAGAAACCGCATACTCTGTCGACACAATCGAATTCGTTGCGATTTCAGCAGATGTCTTTACACTCTTCGGGTAAAGCGCGTCCATGATTACGTCGGCGTCTGCTAGGTTGAAGTCGGCAGCTTTTTCGTGCGCCGAATCTCCGCTTTCGCGCTGTTTCGTCGTGCGGCCGGTGTTATACGCGTGCACCATCAAATTGATATGGCCAGCCGGGATATTTTCATCGCCGGCCACTTTGATAATAGCGGCGTTTGGCGTTTCGCCGGAATTCACAAGCTCTGCGGCTTTTTCGATCGCCGCGAGAAGCTTGTTTTCGGCTTCTTTGCTAAGTGGCTGCATGCTTTATTCTCCAGGAAATCTTAACTCTTCAAGCAGTGGCTGATTTTTAAGCTTCCCGCCGGCCGCTACGACCATTAATTCATCACTGCGCAATTCTGCGGCGTTATTATCAAAGGGTACCATTTTATCCCCTGCGGAATCCAGCTTTGTGCCTACTTTGAATGGCAGAGCCGCCAGCATCGCGCCAATATTCTGCACAATTCCGACGTGTGCGCGCTCTGCATTTTGCGTGGTTCTCTCAATTTCGACGTATTTAACGTAGGCGTCGAGGAGCGGCAGTTGTGTATGCGTATTGATCGGCACCGTCAGAGCCGCCACAGCCGCCTTATGTCGCATAGAGTTAATTGCAGCTTCTTGGAAGAATTGTGACACGTCTTCTGGGCGTTGCGGTTTTGCCAGCGTACTGAATTTACCAATCATGGCATCTAGTACATGCGAACCACCGCGATAACCGAAAAGCTTCCAGAGTAAATCATACTGCCGCTCGGTTAAACCGCGCGCAACTGCATCGCCCATGACCACGTTTGAAATGTAGTTAACCTTGTCTAGCTTTTCGCGTACATTAAAAAATACAGCTTCGTACGCTTCTATTACAGCCGGGTCGCAGCCCACTTTTTTGGCTATGGATTCGTCATCTTCGTTTGCAAGAATGTGCGCCTCAATCGCCCAACGAGTCGGCGCGCGCTCTTCGGCCCAAATTGAGTGCGCCCAGAATAGTTCCTTATCGGCGCGCGCAAGCGCAAAAATAGCCTGCGGTCGAGTCGCGGCTAATGCGTGTCGTCTTTTTAGTCGCAGCGCTCGCCGGATCCACGCGAAGCCGTCGCCGCCATCTATGACGCGCGAAGGGCGTTGGCCGCCGGCGTCTACCTGCATTGCCCGCAGCCATCGCCAGTGCGGCGCGCGCATCGGATTGTCGCGTAGCGCGTTTAGCATGCTAATAGCCGTAATTCACAGGACAGCCCGGAGAGCGCCAGCGCTGGATCGTTGGGTCGTAAAAAAATATCGCGTCTTGGTTTGGATAGATTACTCGGGCTGTGTTGCCGGGCAGCACAATTCTATTTGCGGCCTCGCTTTGCGCGGACTGCGGCACAACTGTGATGTTGTTCAGCGAGACGTTAATAATTCGGTGCCACGTGTGCGCCGCACCGCCGCTAAACCCGGTGATTGTAGCCGCACCTATTGTGTTTAACCGCAGCATGTTTGCTGGTTGCGCTAAATAATTGCTAACAACGCCGGTAATTGTTCGCGTGGCCCATGTAAAACTTATGTAATTGTCGGCGTCCAACCGCCCGGCTAACGCCGCGGGCAAGCCCGAGATATCTGACTGCGTCAGCGTTACTGCGCCAACCTTGCCGGCAACAGATGCAACTGGCGCAAGTGTCGCGATATAGCTAGCCGCAACGGATTTAGCTGTCGGCGGCGTTGTTGTCGTATCTAAAACAACAAGTAGGTCGTTACCGCTAACGCTTACGGCGTCCAACAAATCTGTAATGCGTGTATTGGCCATGTTAAAGCGTACAAATTAATAGTGTCAGTCGATTTTGCGATTAAACGGCATAACCCACGCTGTAGCGCCAACACCGCGCAAACACCGCGTGCGGCTGCGTGGCGTCAAACAGCCGAATGTTCCAACCACGCTCGTCGCGGTCTTCGACAACTAAGTCGTCTTTGAGAAACAACATCCCGCTGTTTCCCGTTTCGCTCCACGAAATATAGAGCCGCCGCGGCGAAAAGTGCGTATTTGTGTGCCACCCCTGACCACCACCGGGAGGATACAACCAACTGCCCGTTACACCGTCCGCCCTGCCGTCGCAATACAAGTTTTTGGCCGAACTGTTGGCGGAAATGTTTGTCGGCATTTCAAATAGTGCGTCAAGCACAAACGCAGGGTCTTGCACGCGTACCCATCCAGCGCTGGGCGGCAACTCCGGAACGGCGGGTAGGGATGCTTTAAGCCACATATGCAGAAAAACCAGTTAAGGCTTCGCCGTAGTACGCCGCGTACAGCACGCTTATGGTGTCGCCTGCTGCTACGGCAAAAGAGCCGGTATAACTGCTGCGGCACACTCCTGCTAGGCCAGCGTACACTCCATTCTTGTACCACTCACTGCTCTGATCACTGTCTCCGCACATAGCACCTTGCGCCGTTACGTTAATGTAAAGCATGCCGGATGTTTGTACTGTGAATGCAGATGCGGCACCTGCGCTTGAACCCGCAACACCGCCCCATCGGATTGACCCCGACCAGACCAAGGGACTGGCTGCGGTTCCCGAGCCAGAGGCAGTGCCGTTTGTCGTCAGGCCGGAAAGCGGAGTGAGTGCCGCAGCGGGCGTAGGCGTTGCGGTTGGTTCTGGTGTGGGAGTGGGTGTAGCTGTTGGTTCTGGGGTAGGCGTTGGTGTAGCTGTAGGCGGAATTGGCGTTGCTGTTGGTGTTGGTGTTGGTGTAGGTGTTGCGGTTGGTTCTGGCGTAGGCGTAGCTGTTGCTGTTGGTGTTGGTGTAATCGATAGCGTGACTGTGATGTTGTCTGTGCC